ATCTCGCTCGGCGAGCGCATCGTTCAGCGCTTGGATCTGCTGGCGCTGCCAACGCTGGTAGCGCTGCAGGATTTCGGCGCGCTCATTCGCGTGCACTGCTTGCATCTCGGCACGGTCACGATCAGCGGCCACGCGCTGTGTGTACTGATACTGGAACACAGACACGCCAATCAGCGCGGCCAACAGCCAAGGCGTTGCGCCACCCAGCAAGCGGGTAATCATTTCAGCCACCTGCCGATGATCTTCTCGTAGAGCGCGTCGATGCGATCACGCACCCACTCGACGCCGAGGAACGCAATAGCCGCGCCCACCGCAACCGCCATATCCTGCGGCATGCCGAAGTAGGCCAGTAGCGGCATCAGCGCCAGGGTGAGGAAGCCGCACAGCACCGCTTCCAGAAAGCTTTTCATGGGTCGCCCTCCTGCGTGGAAGGCGCGCACCAGCGCGATCAGCATCGCCAGACCCGCCGCATAGATCTGTGGCCATAGGCTCAACACCACGTTCAACAGCGCCTGCCAGTTGTTCGGGTCTCGGTTGGGCATGGCGTGCTTCTCTTTTCGTCTTGAATTCATGGCACACCTCTCGGGCGGGCCTCGTCAGTTAGTCGATGGAAATACCGCCGGCAGCCTCATAAACGCGCAGCAGCTCATCGGTGGCCAATTCACGCTGACCGTAGCCAGCACCCGGCAGGCTCGCCCAGATACGGCGGCATGCGTAAATGGCCTCGCGAATGCGGCCATCATGAATAAGGGAAAGCGCCTTGCGCTGACGGATAAGATGCACCGCGCCCAAGTCTTGGCTGGCTGGCGTGAAATCAGGCAGGTTGAAACGCTCTGCTAAATCATCCCAGGTGCGAGAGAGGAACTGATAACGCCCTGCCGCACTGGAGTGGATCTTGTACGCAGGAAGCCAGACCATCACGCGAGGGTGATCTTCGTAACTGTCGAATGTCTCCCCGCCCACAATCACGTCGTATCCGTCATCATCACCGAAGCGCGGCGTACCCTCGGCGTAGGCCAGCATGTCGAGGAACGCGGCTACGTTTCCCGCCCGCGTGTCTTTGGGCGGGGCTGGCTCCACGCGCAGCAGTTCCGCCTCGTCATACCAATGGGTAGGCGAGTGAGCAGACATGATGACCTCAGGAAGAAAAGGCCCCAGCACGAAGGGGCAAGGCGAAGCCAGGTGGCAACGCAAGGGAACAGCGGAAAGCAAAAGCCCCACCGGGTGACCGGCAGGGCTTCAATGTGGGATGGCTTAAGCGCGTAGCTTGCGCAGCCTAGAGATAAGAGTGCACCAAACACGCCACTTTGGCAAGGGGATAAACAACTTCATTTTTCCCCTTGTGTAATAGCTCCATTGGAGCTATATTAAACACATCAGGACGGCACACCGCCAGCCCTGAACCTCTAAGGAGACGACCATGAACAAGCAAGCCCTTTTCACCAACGCCCACCGCATCGCTCGCAGCATCGCCGCTGCCGTTGGTAACTACATGGTGGCCTTCAAGCTAGCCCTGAAACAAGCATGGAGCGACCTAAAAATGACCGTGACCTTTGGCATCGCACAGAACAACACCCGCTTCGTTGAAGCCGAAGCAGGCACCGTCAACATCGGCGACACCTTCACCGAAACATTTAGCGTAGAAGCGTTCGAGCCGAACAAGCGGCAGCTGCGCATCGGCATGAAAGCTACCCCCGCCGCCATCGTTACCCGCACCTACACCGTTACCGGCGCTGGTCAGACTTTCCCGCAAGGCAACCCAGATACAGGCTTCAAGCAAATGCAGCGCTTCTACTGCGAGACGCAAGAGCAACGCACTGAAAAGGGAGAATAAGCATTATGCTAAAACAAGACTTCACCATTGGCCCGTTCACTATCGCCCCCATCGGGGCGGTAGGCCCGCACCGCCAGCGCTTTAACGTGAGCTATAACCAGCAGTACAGCGCGGAAATTGTCACAGAAGCCAACACCCAGCGTGATGTAACAGAAGCCGCAGAAGACACAATGGCCCAGCTGCGCCGCGATCTAAAAGCCGACCATGAAAGCGCTACGCTGATCCGCTTAACCGATGGCCGCGGCCAAACGCTCAGCCAATTTTATACAGCGGGCGTGCTGCCGGGCATGACACCAGGGCTTGTCGATGACCGTTTTGACTACTGGCTAAAAGACGAAAGCGGCAAGTATTCGCAAGTAGTCACCCTGGGCGAATTTGCCACCCTGGTCGAACAGCATGAAGTGATGAAATACAGCTGGATAGCCGACCTGCTGCCCCACGACGTACTGACCACCAACGCAGACGAATGGCGTGCCCCCACGCCCTGGGAGTTCCGCCACGTTGTCGGCGTGGGCAGCTTTATTGGTATTAGCGGGGCCAAAGCGGCAGAGCTGGTAGGCGTTAACGCCAGCAGCTTTCGCAAGTACACGGCGCAGGAAGGGGCGAAGTCTCGGCAAGCGATGAGCTATGCCATGTGGCACCTGCTTTTGCACAAGCTGGGCGTTCAAAAGCTGGGGGTGAGCTTATGAACCTTTCCATAATGAACGATGCCGAGCTAATCGAGCTGATACAGAAAGCCAGCGCCGAACTCGCCGAGCGGGCCGCAAGGTCCGAAGCAAAGCGCATCGCCGCGCCGAAGCAGACCATTATTATGCGCGAGCCGTCCGAGCATCAAAAAGAGTTTTGCCTGCGCATCAAAACCATGCTCGGCCACGGCGTCTACATCAACGCCCGCGAACGCCAGCAGGTCGCGGAAATAGCCGAAACCTACGGCGAATGGGTGCGCATCCAAGGGCTGCCCACCGAAAAGGGCACTAAAGCATGGCGAGAGGCAAGGCAATACGCCACGATTTTCAAAGCCGCAACGGAACGATAGCCACAAAAAAGCCCGCACTTAGCGGGCTTTTTGCTGCCATTACGGCAGGTAATGCAAAAGCGAATGATGATATTGCTGAGCTACTTGTTCAGTAGCCATGCATTGCAGCGCATTAATTTTGCTAAGCCACCTGCGCGGCGGCACAAACAAATACTAGATAGCTAGAGAGCCCGAGTCAAGCCGCCTGCACCTCCCCCTGCGCTAGCCAATCCCACAGCTGGGTACGCGCCCTTCGCGCCGCATGCTGCATAGCATTGACACTCTCAAAATGCCGCACCCCCTCATGCAGCCCCAGGCAGCGCAGCAACTCCCCCTGACGCTCGACCATCTGCCTAGCGGTTACCATCCACTGGCTAGCCCCCATCTTCTCCGGACGTACCCGGGCAGCCTGTAGCAGCATCGCGGCGGCTTGGCGCTTGGGCAGCTGAGCGAGCAGCACCGCGCACGCTTTGTGCCATTGGCTCTCCGGGTGATAGCGCAACGCCGCCAACATCGCTTGATCGCTACGCCCACCGCCCCCAGGCATTTCACCCATGAGCGCCGTAGGGCTGAACGGCTGATACCCGGCGCTCTGGTGCCGGTAGTCCAGCTGCAGTTCTAGCATGGTGTCGATGATGCGCACCACGGCGGCATCCCGCGCCCGCTCGTCGCGCTGAGCCGCTTCAATCACACGCCAAGGGTTGGCTACCCGTTTCCACTCATCAAATTGCATCACTACCCCCTTAACCTGTGTCATTAGCCCTTTCTCCACTCGGTACCGCTGTTCATCACCTGCCGCTCACCCACTACCTGCGTGCGTGGCCAGCTCGCGTATTCCCTCAGCACCGCCTTGGCCTCATCGATACCCCGCGCCAGCACAGCGCAATAGCCCTCATACTCGCTGCCTTCCAGCCACGTGAATTGGCTATCGCTCAGATCGGCATCACGCGGCGGGGTCGCTTTAAACTCCAAGTAGAGACCGTGCCAGCCGCCACGCGCTTGTCGAACCGGCAGATCGGACACGCCCGCCTTAACGCCCTGGCGCTTCATCGCGGCCGCCGTCTTGAAACTGCGAACGCCTCCATTCGGTACGTGATAAATGGCGTCGTACAGCTCTCCGACCGACTCACCGCGCATCTTCTCGCCCAGCAGCCAGCGGATCAGTACCGCCTGCTCGTTCCCCTCCCAATCAACAGGGCGCTTGCGAGGTGTGCCGTCTGCCTTTGGCTTGCGTGGGCGACGCTTGCAGGCAGGTAGTCCGCGAACGGTCATAGGTCTAGCTCCTGGTTTTTATCCCACACGGCAAACCGACGGGCGATTTGATGAAGCGAGGCCGCCGCCACTGGGTCAGTGGCTAAGCGCCCCAGGCTTTCCACGTCGCACTGCTCCTCGATCCAGCGGCGGGCGGTGTAATGGCTGTGAGGCCACCCGCTATCCAGCGCATCGATAGTATCCAGCCATTCACAAAAGCGGTTATCGTCTGCCAGCGCCTTGGCGTGGTCTTCTATCGGGTGTGCGTTCTCGGTCACACCGCACCCCCTACTAACCGATCATCTAAACGCTGCTGGCGCTCCCATTTGCTGTAATCGGCCATGATGCGATCTAGCATTGCCCGCGCCTCGTCGTTATGGTCCAGCTCTGCGCGACTTTGAATGCCACACGATTGCCGAATGAAATCAACGCAATCCTCAGGCGTGTGGGTACCATCCGGCAGCTGCCGAAACTCAAGCGCTTGCGCCTGCCTGCGGCGATGGTCCAGATACAGGCCAAAACGCGGGTTCTGGCACAGCATCGCCGCGCGGCGGGCCTGCTGACCTCCCTTTTGGGCGTTATCCATCGTTTTGCTCTCCCTGGTCATCCAACCCCTCAACGCTGCGGCAAAACACCGCCACGGCACACGCGACGACGAGAAACACGCCGAACAGCGTGCCCAGCAGGAACCATGTCAGGCCGTCCATCGGGCACCCCCTCGCTGTTTTCGGCGCATGCAGTGCTTGCACGCGGGCAATGGCTCAAACGTTCCTGGGTCGCGGAATTCGCTAAGTGGCTTGCGGTACTGGCACTCTGGGCACTTGGGCTGCTGGTAGGCTTGGCGCGTCATGCAACACCCCCTGCTGGCGCGATGTAATAGCTCTCCAGCAACGGCACGGCGGGCAGTTCACACTCCCCATGCGTCGTGAGGCGATACCCCGTGATCGTGCGGGCCACAAACTGCTGTTCCACCAACGCGTCGCACGCCACCCGCGCCTGGTGCAGCGATACGGGCAACTTATGGGCATGGGCCAGCGCGGTGAGGTGCTGGGCATCACAGGCCGCTGAACGCGCCAGCAGGCGCAGGACGATGTTTTGGTGATCGATGGGTTTAAGCGCTGACATTAGGCGGCTCCTCTAGCTAACTTCTCGAAATAGAACTCAACCTTGATCTGAGTCTCAGTAATCAGCCCGTGCTTTTTTGCCATGCGATAAGTGGGCGTATTACGATCAAGCGCGCCAACGTAGCCAGCTAGCACATCGCGCCACTGGTCTAGCGTGTACGTAGCTTTTGACAGGTTGCAGGGAGCGCAAGCGGGCATGAAGTTGTCAAGCGAGTCATTCTCAATGCGATCTGCGCCCACCAGCTGAGTTTTGTAGCCCATCCCCGGCTGCTTGGTCAGTGAGTGGCGACGAAAGACAGCTTTGACATGATCGGCATGCCAGCGCCTGCCGAGCTCTTCACCGCAGTAGGCGCAGCGGCCATCAAACATGCCAAAAAGCTCTTTTCGCTCGGCTTTCGTAAGGCGCTTCACGACGCCACCCCCTCAGCCGCCGCTAACGCCAGCGCTCGGCCCTTCTCGGTCAGTTGCAGCTTTTGCCGCGCGGGCTTGTCTGCTGTCATTCCGGCCACTTCGATGTTGCCCAGATCGAGCAGCTCACGGCAGCGGCCGCACACGCTCGACAGGGGCAACCCGGTAGCGGTCGCCAGTTCGTTACGCGTCATCGCAATGCCGCCGCTAGCCAGGGCAGCAATCACCGCGCCCTGTGAACTCTTCATGCGTCCGGAGCGGCGGTGCTCTTGAAACGCGGCGTGCTTCACTTCATTGCCGCTAGGTTGAAATGCGGTATTCATGATTTAGGCTCCCTACTCGCACAGGCCGTAAACAGACGAGCATTGCGGCCCTTCTGTAGAGGCAATCAGGTCAAACTGGCGTCCACCCCGGCTGGTGCGCGACCAATCAACAACGGAATGGATGCCATGGCGTTCAAGCGTCACTTCTGACGCCCCGCGCGCAGGCCAGAAAGTTGCACAGCCGCGTTTACTGCCCTGGCTAACGATCTGCTCCCACTCAGCCATACGCTCAATCACTTCTGGAAAGCGGTTTGCTATTTCGGCCATTTCGCCTTTGCGAGCATTGATGCACGGCATGCAGCCGACACGGCTCATTCCCAAGCTATAAAGCGGGTTTGGCTCAATGCGATGCTTGCGATGGATCGCAAACACTTCTTCAACACTCCACTCAAGAATTGGGCGGTAAGCGATGACGCCAAGGTCTAATATCGAAGAGCGAGTGAGCACTCGGCGGGCTGGGGATTCATCTTTACGGACACCCTGCCAACTGATAACGCGGTGGCCATCGCGTAGCAGGGGTAGTTCTACCTGCTGCTGAATAGGTAGGCTTTTCAGCTCACCGGTGCAGAACTTGGCTTTTGTGCTTGGGAAGCGCCCCTTCAGCATGGCCAGATCCAGGAATGGAATACCGGTCGTTTTCTCTAACGCCTTCATGCCGCGCTCTTTCAGATCGTCAGGCCAGTGGTCGGCGATGTATTGGCGTTTACGTGCAAAATCCTTGGTGAAATCAGCTTTAACTCGACGTATCTCAATACCGAGAGCCTGTTCTAAATAGGCGATGTACTCATAGGTCTGAGGATGCTCATGACCTGTATCCGCAAACACGAACACCAAATTAGGCATGCCACGCTCAATCGCTAGCAGCGCCATTGCAGTGGAGTCTTTACCACCGCTCATACTGACCACATTGAAAAATGCCATTTCTAACGTCCTCCCATCGCAGCCAGCGGCGCGCCAGCTTGCTCTAACAATTCACGGCGGCGGGCTTCTTCCCGCTCGCGGGCTTCGCGGCGCTCTTCGGCCTTACGGCCTCCTGGCTGGTTGATCAGGTCACGCAGGTGGCTCACCACGCGCTTACGCTGGCGCTGGCCTTCCTCGGTGACCGGCTTATCAGGCGGTGGCAGCAGGTGCGCCACCTTGGGGGCGGGTAGCTTCCCGGCACGCACGGCATCCCCAAGCACGATTTCGCGGCGCTGCGGGTCATGGCCGAGCGATACGGTCCACTCAGGTGGGCGAGCCTCAGCCTTGGCGGTGGCCAGCTCTCGCTCATAAGCAGCGAGGAACGCCATGCGGGCACCAATCTTGTCCGGACGGTCACCCGCCAGCAGCGACTTAGCGGCAGCGAAGGCCCGCGCGATCTCCGGCGTCCACACCACGGTCTCTTGCTCATCGGTGCTGTGCAGCGCCAGCGCCCACGCCTCGTTACCGCTCAAATGAGCGTTCGCGCTTGGGATGCGCTCAACGATGGCGGCTAGCGTCAGCTTTCCGTGTAGCTCGGCACGGCAGCGGGCCAGCGCGCTGCGGATCTCGCCAAACGGATACACGCTCAGGTCTTCCGCAATCAGCACCCCCGCAGAGGCCCGCATTTCCTGCCCCAGCACTTCTGCCGTGGCGTAAACGAGTTTCAGCACTTCCTCGTGCTGCGCATCGGTCAGTGGCATGACGATCCCTCCTGTTGAGCACGGCGCTCCCGAAGCAAGGCTTTGGCCTGCTCGAAGTTGCTGAGGTTGGATTGAGTGCTATCGACTTGACGCGCTTGGGCCTGGGTGACCTGAACGCCGGTGGTGCACTGCGTGGCAATCGCTTCGCAGTCAGCGAGCAACAGCGACACGGGATGCAGCTTGCTGTGGTAAAACTGGTGATTCATTTGCAGGTAGAACGCCGCCACCTTGGGCGCCAGCGTGGCCCCTACGCGGTCGACCAGCTGCGACATCTGCCCCGCCGTCTTCTGGTTCCACACAGGCCAAGTCCGATAACGCGCACGGTAAGCACAGGCGTAGTTCGCCCAGGCCTTGAATGTCTTGGCCTTCGGGTCGCGGGTGCCGGGCATATCGGCAGGGATGCGTTTCAACAGAGCATCGGCAGATTCAGCGGGCTCAGCCTTCGGAGCTTCCGGTTCGTCAGCGCCCAAGTAATCGCCCTCAGCCGCAGCGGGGCTTGCCCCCGGTGCGAAAGAACTCTTACTGGACCCCTCTAACTGAACCCCTAAACCTGAACCCCTCTCTTCACGGTTTTCCGAATACCCCTCTTCGACATTTCGAATAGGGTTCTCCCCGTTTTCCGAATACCCCTCTTCGGGATTCCGAGCAGGGTTCTCACGATTTTCCGAATACCCCTCTTCGGTTTTCCGAGTACCTGAGGGAGCCGTCTCAAGCGGGCGCTTCATGAAGATTCGACGCTCTACAATCTGCTTGCCATCGCGTACCTGCTTCACCGTCACCCAGCCCTTTTTCTTCAGTGAGCTGATCACCTCAGACACGCGGTTGGGCGACAGGCCGAAGAACTCCGCCAGCTTCTTGTTCGACTTGAAACACCCCTTCTGAGGGTGCTGAAGGCTGTCGATCTCGATCAGCATCACCTTCTCTTGCAGTGACAGCTCACGGTTCAGCCAGATCTCGGCGGGTATCCAGACACCACGGAAGGCGCGCTCATCGCTCATACGCCACCCCCAAACACTGTACACACAAACAGACCAGCGCTAAGGGCTGTGCTGATATGCGTGATTACATACACTGGAATCATTGAGAAGCCGCCTCGTCAGCAGGCTGCTGAACAAATACAGACGGGCACAGTTGAGCAGCAGTGAACTTGCCTTCCGTTAACTTTTCAGCTCGCAGAGCTACAGCAGGAGACATGCCATGCTTGCCACGCACCCACCCTGAAACAGTTGCTTGGTCAACTTTGAGCAGTTCTGCTGTTTTAATTTGGTTGCCGAAGAAACCCACCAGACTTTGGAAGGTAGAGGTTTGGCTCATCTTTGCGCGCTCCATAATAGGCATTCCCATATAATAGGTATAGGTATACCCGTTTGCAAGCGTATGGGTTCGCCTATATAAAACGCTTATGGAATTCAAAGACCGCCTTAAAAAAGCCAGGAAGCTAGCTGGCCTCAACCAAGCCGAGCTCGCCAAAAAAATTGGCGTGCAGCAGACCAGTATCTCGGATTTAGAGCGCGGCAAGTCTAAGTCAACGTCATTTTCTACCCAGATTGCCCATGAACTAGGCGTTAGCGCTTTATGGCTTGCCACTGGAAAAGGCGAAATGAACGCAGGCGCAGCAGGCTCTGCGACTGACAACAACATATCTATGGCACCTACGCCGCCGCGCTACTATCGCTACCCCGTTATATCCAGCGTCCAAGCAGGCAAGTTTGCAGAGTGCATCGTGCCTTACCCCACGGGAATGGAAGACCAGCACGAAAGCACGGACTATAGCGCCAAAGGGCCAGCTTTCTGGCTCGAAGTTGCCGGGGACTCGATGACTGCGCCAGCAGGCGTAAGGCCCAGCATCCCAGAGGGCACGCTGGTGTTAGTAGACACCGGTATAGAGGCAACCCCAGGCAAGCTGGTGGTAGCGCAGCTAGACGAAAGCAACGAAGCCACCTTCAAGAAATACATCGTAGAAAGCGGGCAGAAATACCTAAAACCGCTCAACCCCGCTTACCCCCTCATACCGATCAATGGAAACTGCCGGATTATCGGGGTGGCTGTTGAGGCCAAGACAAAACTTTAGCAAGGAGGCGTAATGGGCAAGAGCCAAAAAAAGGTAAGCTACGCCCTTGCCACTCAATTCATTCAAAAAGATAAGCGTTGGGTAGGCCCTGCCACCTTTGCAAAAGGTTGGGTCGGTTCAAATAGCACACCTTCCACCTTCAAGATGCGTGCAACACTTGAAGTAGAAGGCCTGACAATAGAAGGCTGTTTTGTTGAGGTATCCTACAAAAGATCACCTAGTGGTTTAGCGAAAGATACTTTTTCAGCATCGTTTTTTATTGATAATGCGCGTATTGTCGGCGTGGATGATGGAAAGCCATCCACCCACACCAACAAGGTCGGTCAAGGGCTGGAATTTTTTGAGCAGACCATTCCGCACCCACACCTGCATATACCGATTGAGCCTGCAAGCTATGGCTATGCCATCCCACTTGAGCCAATGAGCATAAGTGACCTCTGGCAGCTATTCTTGGAAGAGGCAGGCATCAGATTGGCACCTGATTTCACTATGCCCCCTGAAGAACAAGGGAGTTTATTGCTATGAACTGCATGCACATCAAGGAGGCGCTTGGTTATCAATGCACCCCAATCAAAGAGGGTGTCTTTTTCCTTAATTCAGCGTTTACGCATGGATATGACCCAGAATCTATTGGGGCCTATGTCGTGGATGATGGCCAAGGCAAGGTGACAATCACTGACGATGGCAACCAGCTTTTTACGGCACAGACACATGGCGTTAACATCAACGCGAGACGGATCAAAAAGCTAAGTGAGCTACTGGCAGCCTATCAGTTGCACATCAAAAACACAGGCGAAGTAACCGGCACCTGCAAAGAGGACGAGGTTGGGCGCTTTCTCACAAGATATTTTGAAGCATCTATTCGTCTCAGCGATGCGATTGCTGAAATGTTTCCAGGCGCACCAAAGAGCTTTGAAGATCGGGTGGGCGACATTTTGGAAAAGGGGATTCTCAACAAGAAGCGCATCACACGGAACTATACAACGCAGGGATCTAGCGGACACCAGCTCACGTTCCCCTTTGCTATTGATGCCAACACAGACCACACAAAGGTTATACAGCCCATTTCTACGAGAGGACAAGATCCTCGATGGTCTACCGTTATGCAAACCTTAGGGAAACTGGTTGAGTACAAAGAAGCTCACGAAAATACACAGGCTTTTGTCGTTTTAGAGCCAGGTGCCAATGCAGAAGGTGCCGCACAAGCCAAGGCTGCATTGGTGAAGTATGCCAATATCCTAGAGCTCAGCAGTGACGAATTACTGATAAGCCGCTTAGCCGCTTAGCCGCTTATTTCTTCAAGATTACCGCCCATCGAGGCGGTTTTTTTGTGCCTATACTTAAAATATGGGAATGCCTATTGACCTTATTTATGTGTTTGCCTATATTTAGAGCATCGAAATACAGGCAAGGGCCAATAAAATGCAAATCACACAAGGCAACTGGCAAGCCAACATCAACCCAGAGCGCGGCAGCTTAGGCCTTACCCGCACCCAAGCGGTAGACCTCATGCTGCTGGCAGCAGGCAACACCTACAAAGAGATTGCTAAGGCCACCGGGCGCTCACCGGAAACCGTGCACGGCAGCCTCAAAAAGGCTTACCACAAGCTGCACGTTTACAAGGCCGCTGGCGCCGTAGCCGAAGCCATGCGCCGCGGCTGGATCGCCCCGCTACTCGTAGCGCTCATGATCAGCAGCATCAACGGCGATGCCGACGCCCTGCGCCACCGCCAGCCCACCCGCACGCGCCAGCAAGTGACCGCCACCAGCAAGCTAGCGCGCCGTGATGTAGGGAGTGTGTTCGCATGAACTTCGATACCCAACAAGCGCTACTGCGCATCAAGGGCACGGCGCGCGCTATGCGTGAAGAAGCCGAAGCAGCCAGCACCAAGGGCATTCAGATTGAACCGGTCGCGCTGAATCACTACGCCGCCCTGCTCGATAAGGCCCGCGACACGCTGGAATTCGAACAGTCGTGCAGCCTCACCAACGACGACACCATTTGGCTCAAGACAGTGATGGATAGCTTAGCGGGATGCGTCAAACGCGCCGAAAAGACCGGCTACCCCATCAGCGTGAGCGAGATTCGCGCCGTGATGTCTGTCGTCAACGATGCCCGCGTGCAAGGCGGTGCCCAATGAGCGACCTACACACCCCCTGCCGGTTCATCGTGAAGCATTGGCAACTGCTGGCCATGCAAGACGGCTACACGCTCCACACTACCGTTATTGAGGCGCTACCGGTTGAGGGAGGCTACCTACCTGCATTCATCGGCAAGCGTGATACCCGCGTCGTGGTGCAGATGGCAACACCGCTGCCCACAGCCCAAGCCGCCCGTAACAGCCTGCGTGACGTGCTGTGGGGCGCGCATGTAGAGGGCCGCATCAACCTAACGCCACACCCGCTCACCGCCACTGAGGAGAAAGCCGCATGAGCAAGCAAGCCACCAAATTACTCTGGGCCGCGTTTCTGTTCGTAGGGCTGCTCGTCATGGGCCAGCTATCGAAAAGCGAAGCGCAGGATGAGACCGAATGGCTAAACGCCTACTGCACCGATGCCGCCGTGTGGGCAGCAGAAGAAGTACGCGGCGTGCCGCTCAACCAGCGCACCGGCCAGCCTGACTACCGAGGTATAGCAGAAGAGCACTGCCCCGGCATGAGGCAAGCTGAATGAACCCGTTGAGCCACCCGCCGCGCGGCCTCTCTGCCCCGTTCTCGCTGCGTGATCTTGAGCATCACATCACGCTGCGCAACGCAGGCGCGATAGGCGCTAACCCCAGCCGCCTAGCCGATATGTCGCTGCAGCACTGGATACGCCAGCGGATCGTCAAGCAGGCATCAAAGCCCTGCCCTGCTTACGGCATACCGCGCTACGTGCGCGCTCATAACCGCTTTTAACCGCTCATAACCAGCTGTCAAGGATTGCTTGACAGCTCAACCAGACAGGAGCCGCCCCATGGCCGCACAGAAAATTATGGACATCACCGTTAAGACCGGCGAATACCAAGACCCACAATCCGGCATGACCAAAGGCCGCTACCAGAACGTAGGCAGCCTGATGGTGGGCGACGATGGCCGCCAGTTCATCATCCTAGAGCGGTGGTTCAACCCGGCAGGCATCCCTAACCCGCAAAACCGCCCTAGCGTCATCCTCTCGTTGTTCGAGCCTAACGGCCAACAGGCGGCGCCAGCGCCTCAGCAGCCGCCACGGCAAGGCTATGCCCAGCAACCAACCCAGCAGGGCTACGCGCAAGCACACGGCGGCTACCGAGGCTGATATGCGCATCCGCTGGCCAGACATGCAGCTACCGCCCATTAACCGGCGCGTTCTTGTGGACGCGCTAACGTTTCAAATGATGACGACAGGTAACGACATGAGCACAGCAGACGGCAGCTGGGTTAACGAACAGCGCATAGAGCGTATCGGCCAAAACGGCAACGAGGGGCTGCACTACGGCGCCGGATTAAAGTTTGACCACGGGAAGGTGCGAATTGAGCTGCTCATTCAGGGCATGCCGAGAGCGCTTGAGTCAGTCGCGCAGGTGCTGACCTTTGGCGCTGAAAAATATGCGGCCCACTCCTGGCTGCACGTTGAAGACAATACGAACCGTTACTGGGGCGCCAAGCTGCGTCACGAAATCGCCCGCGCCAAAGGGGAGTCAAACGACCAGGAAAGCGGGCTACTGCACCTCGCCCATGAAGCGTGCAACTCTCTTTTTCTGCTTGAAATAGCGCTACGGGAGCGTGAGGAGAAGCACCATATTGCTGGCGTCAGCAAAATGGTAGGGGGTGGGCAGTGACCGATTATCTCGCCAACAACGGCAAGCCGTGGCTTTCGGAGGATCTGGAGGCGCTCGGCAAAATATACACCGAGACCGATAACGCCACACTGGGTCGCATCTTCCGGCGCAGCGAAGCCAGTATTCAGAACCAGGCCATTAAATACGGCTGGCGTAAATCAACTGAGTATATGGCGCGCGTTAAGCCCGGGTGTTTTAAGCCTGGCTTAACACCCTGGAACAAAGGCCTCAGCTACACCGCACCGGGCAGCGAGCGCACGCACTTCAAAAAAGGCGAGAAGCCCGCCACATGGATGCCGATAGGCAGCGAGCGCGTAACTAAAGACGGCTACCTGCAGCGCAAGGTAACCGATACAGGCTACACGCCTAAAGACTGGGTGGCGGTTAGTCACATTGAGTGGGAAAAGCACAGCGGCCGCAAGGTGCCGAAGGGGCACGCAGTGATCTTCCGCGATAGCAATAACCGCAACTTTGCGCCAGCCAACCTAGAGCTAATCAGCCGCGCCGACCTGATGCGCCGCAACAGCTACCTAAACCTACCCGAGCCGCTACAGCAGATCGTGCAGCTGCGCGGAGCCCTGACCGCCAAAATCAACCGCAGGAGCCAGCAGGCATGAAGAACAAAATCGACGACCTACGCAATCACTTGTTTGCCCAGCTAGAGCGCCTGGGTGACGAAAGCATCAAAGGCGATGCGCTGAAAGAAGAGATCCAGCGTGCCAAAGCGGTCAGCGAGGTATCCGCCCAGATCGTAGACACCGCCCGAGCCGAAAGCGACCGCCTGAAAATCACAGGCCGAAATTCCGGTACCGATTTCCTCCCCGCCGGCGAGCCGTTAGAAGAAGACCTGCCACGGCTAGGGGGTGGACGGTGAGCACTACCGACATTAAACACCTGGCGGTTGAGACCATCTACCTAGTGCCAGACGCTAGCGAAGGCCAGCGCTGCTACCTGTGGTGCGACGATCCTGCCCCAGGCCTGGATATGGACCCGAGCGAGGCCGTCGAGTACCTACGGAAAGACGTACACGACGCCATCATTGCCAAGCAAGCCAACGCCGCGAAACAAGGTATTGATGCCGCCAAAAAGGGGGCAGGTTCCGAATTGGAACAAGCCAAGCGACTACATGCGGAGCGCAGCCCCGAGGCCTTGGAGAGCGAGCGCGAAGCGAATGCAAAGCTGACGAACATGGTGGCTGATCTGGAGCACGAGCGCGACGCCCTGGCGGCGCATGTAGAGCGGCAATCCGAGCTGCTGAGCAGGCTGGTGTCAGCAATGCGCAACTACGAGATGGATGCCGACCCGGACTATCCACCACCGCGCGACCACCGGGCGATGATGAGTGATGCCGAAGCGGCCCTTAAGGCGGTGCCAGAAACCAGCCTCGCCCGCCGCGACGCCCAGATCAAAGCCAACGAGCTGGAACGGTTTATGGGAATTTACTTAACGCCCGGACTAGCGCACAACCGGGCCACAGGCGAGCTGCAATCTCTGAAAAAGCAAGCCGAGGGCCACTAATGACCCAACCCACCCACACCCACCGCGAAAGCGGTGGGAAGTTTGCCGAGCTGCAGCAGCACATGGGCACCGGGCCTCTGCTGGAAGGGCATTGGCTAATCGTTTACGAAGACCTCGACAAGGGTATTCAAAGCGTCACTACCCAAGACGATTGGCTGAACCACTGGCGGCCGCTCCACCCGGATGACTGCCCCGTGTGCCTGGGCAGCGGTCACGACCACATCAAGGGCAACAAAGACCGCCCCTGTGGGCACTGCTACGGGCTGGGAAAGGTACGGGTAGACGGCGAAGCCGCTAACGATTTGTGGGAACTTGCCACCGTGGCTACCGACATCATCCACAGCCAACGCGCTCATATCGCCCAACTGAGCGCCATTGCAGAGAACCCCGCCGTTCAAGCGCTGCTCGATCAGCAGCGCCAGCAGGTGATAACCGATAGCGTCGGGCGACAATACCAGGAATGGAGCGACGGCCACGGCCACGGCCCCGGTGGACAGCGGTATACAGGAGACTAACGACATGGCAAAACTACTACCAATGAAAGCCGTTAGCGAGCGAGTGGGTTATAGCGAAAGCAAGCTATACGCCATGATTCGTGAGGGAGAGTTCCCGCCAGGGCGCAAGCTGGCCACTGGCGGGGTGCGGTGGCTAGAGTCAGACGTGGATGAATGGATCATGCACGCATTCTCGCAGGCACCAGAGGCGCGTCTGCGCCTTGCATGA